CATCGATTGCCGTTATTATTTGCATGTAGTCGTTACGATCATCCTGATCATCAATGCCGTTTTCGTCTAACCATGCTACTTTTTGAGTATACGGTATATCAGCAGCGCCTCCTGGTGTAAATTGTCTGCTACCTGCAAGTTCTTGATATGCAAACCAGTAAGGTGATTCAAACTGATCTAGTACAGGGCGGTTACGGAGGGATTTTGGAATTTCTTCCTCCGTAACCGCTAGTTTTGCCTGCTCCTGCAACATCTTCAGTTGACCACCCCACTCAAGATTCCACTTGAGGTAGCTAACTATTTTTTTATTGATTCGTCCTTCTGACCTTGACGGAACAGATTGAAGTTGGATGCCACCTTGATTACGTCGAGGAAGAGACGATTACCAAGAGCAAAGCCCTTGATGATGTTCTCTTCGCAGAAATCCATGATGTCACCTTCTTCATTGTAGATGCCGGAGACCCAATTGCCGTTTTCGTCACGAACTTCCCAGGCAACAACGACTGTGACTGCATAGACTTCACCGAGAACTTTGTGGAACTCTGAATCCGGGAAGTTGTCGTTTTTGATGCGAGTTTCATAAGGCTTCAACTTGAGTTTCAGCATCTTGTCGTAACGGCTGTTTTCCGAACCTGCGTAGGTCACCTTAACGCGGACATCTTCGTCCTCGTACCAGATGCCAGCTTTTACAAGTTCAGAATCAAGGTGAAACTTTGCGTAGGGGTTTCTTTTTGCTACCATTGCTTGCTTTTCCATTTGGATTGCCTCCGTGTTGTGAGTTGCCCGATTGTATCGGGTTGAGAAAACTACTGATTCAGTGAAATTCTTACAGATTTTGTGCTCACTAGACGCTCAGGAAGATGTATGCCTGAGCGTCTAGTCGTTTACCACATGTGAATTGATGTCAGTGTGACAGTCTACAAACTGGCGTCGATTTAAACGCCGAAATAGTCGATCTGGATCGTTTTGCCGCCGAAAATCTGGGTCGAAGAAATGTCCGGATTACCCTCGATTTCGAAGTCAGCAGAAACGTCCTGATTCGGGCCACCTGCAACGACTTTCGGGTTCATGATGGTTGCATTGCAGATCGTGATCATGTAACCTTGGGTCTGGGAAGCCGTCGGATCACCGTCAATTGCATAGAAGCTGATCGGACCAGATTGCTCGTTGATGAACTGATTGTAAAGCGCGAAATCATGGAAATACGTGGACATCGTGCCGGTGGTCAAGTTCTTGCCAGAACGGATACCTTGGGCCGAAGAAGAACCGATACCGAACTGAGCAGCAGCCGATTCTTTGTTCCACTTGATGCCCAGTTTACTTACTACGCCGGTGATTGCAGCCGGAGTATTGGGAGTAGTTCCGGTGTTGACACCCCTCCAGACAGTTCCGATACCGCTTATGGAGTTGATAACGGTACGATTCGGAGCAGCCGTGTAGGTTGCACCCGAAAGGCCTGCTGTGTCAGTCGTTTGTGCTTTGTTCAAGAATGCTAAGGTGCCGGTGAGGAACGAACCTACGCCGACATCGAGAGAGCCACCTGTTGCAAAAGCTCCTGCATATCGAAGGAACAAAGCAGAAGTGAACTGTTTCTCGAAAGTGAACGTGTTTACAGTCGTTCCGTTACGCAAGCAGGAACCTTTGATCGTACAGGCGCCCATTGCTGCTGCAAGTGCAACTGCTGGGGTCGAACCGGAGAAGCAATCCAGCGTGAGTTGGGAAGCTGCCACGGTCACAACCCTTGCAATCCCGCTGTTTGCAGAACTGCCAGCAGCGTAAAGCTTGATGAATTGTCCCGGAATCAGCAAGTTCGTGGTCGTAAAAGCACCAGCAGTTGCTGTGATCGTCAACGTTCCTGCCGAAGGATTTGCTACTGTGACAGCAACGTCGGTACCAGCATAAGATACCGGAGTGGTCCAGACGCCGTCCATCGATGCTGCAAGCAGCACGTTAGAAGCGAGACCAGCAGAAACCGAGAAGTTCAGAGAACCCGTCGATTCTTGTTTGGTCGTACCAGCCGCTGAAGACTGACCAGAAGGATCGATCTCATTCGGACGTGTACGAGTTTTAGTTCCGGTGAACCCTTCAGAATCCAGCCTGATACTCTGGAAAGTAGGGTTATCAGGAGTGACACCCCAAGTAACTTCCGGGACGTAAGACATGGTGAGTTGGTTACTATCAACTGCGGCATTGTAATTAGCTGTTGTCATGCGTTTCTCCTTTTATTCGTAGTGATATTCTGTTAGATTTCTTGTGCGTTTTCGTAGGTATAAACCCCATCGCTGATAAAGATCGGCTTGAGAGGCCTATGAACGATTGTTTCTTGAGGTTTGGGTTCTTCCGTCGTCTGAATTACTTCTTCGTCTGCCATGACTTCCTCCTTTTAACCTAATGTTGTGAGTCACTTTTAAAGGTAACTGTTGCATTTATCTGATACCAACCGTTTGCATCTTCACCAATATCTTTTGATGTCACTTCACGGCAAGTAACTGTAGGACCAAACCAGCCTCTAAACACATCTGCAAAGTTGTCAACCACTTGTTTGATTGCAATTGAGCCTGTATTCAAAGGTGCAAAGAATTGAACAATCAATTGACCTGGTGTTCTATAAGTTGCTAACGGTGCATTTCCTATATCCATCCTCATTTCTTTACCGAAGATCACTGTGAATCGTGCCCAAATAACATCTGATGGAGTCTCATTCTCTCCAGGTTTATTAAATGTTTCATTCGGGTACTGAGTCAGCGGAGGGGTCCATGCATTCATGTACTGCCTACGCAATTCAGTAAATATAGTTTGGTTTGGTCCCATTAGTAGTTACCCCACCCCGATCCCCAATTCTGATCTTTCATCTGTTGAATCTTCATTATGGTTTCTTCAACTGATAAAGCAAC